TGTTGCGTTGACTTGCTGCCGTTAATAACGTCTTGGAATGCAGTGCTAAATGCCGCTCCAATATTATCAGCAACTTTTACAGCAACGTTTCCAAGCTTTGTCATCTCTGTTAGCTCGCCACGTAATTTAGCAACTCTGTCTTCAATAATTTTTCTGTCAGACGTGTCGTTCTTTCCTGGCCCCTTAGAAGCTTCGCCTTCTATCGCTGTTTTTTGCTTTTTCAGCAAATCAAGCTGCTCTTCTAATTTTTTAGTTGTTGCATCATTTGCCTTTGCTCTTAAAATGTCTAGCTCAGTAATTCGTATTGCTTCTTCTACCTGTCGAATTTGAGCGTCAACTTGTTTATTAAATTCGACAAGACGCTTGGCTTCTGAAGGAAGCACACCTTCCATCAACAAGCGGTTGTACTCCTTAGATGCAGCAAGATTTGCTTCCTGACTTTCACGTATATTTTTAATAGGAGCTACAGCATTTCTAATTGCGTCTGCCTGTCTCTTAGCTTCAGCTGTTTCAAGATTGGCAAGTTCAGTTTTTCTTATTTGATCAGCTAAAGCTGCCTGGTCAACAGCAAAATCTTGATTTTTAAGTCTAGATATTCGTTCCATAGTTTGCTTGTACTTTGCCTCTATATTGAGTTTTTGTGCCTCAAAACTTCCAGCAATTTTACTTTGAGCTAGCTGGCGCTCCAATTGGGCTGTAACGGCCTTTGCTTGTTGTTCTTGTTGCAGAAGTTGTTTGTTTTGTCGGTTAGTTTTTTCAACACCTCTGGCTAATTTTTTGTTTTGACGTTCAAACGCTTCGTCAACGTCTCTAGCAAGTTGATTTTGTTTTGTTATTGACTCGTCTATAATTTGCTTTTCTTTTATACGAAGTTGTTCTCGATCTTTTATGTTACCATTTTGATCGCGACCTACGGTCTCTATAGCTCTTTCAATAGCAAGGTCTCTTTCTCTAATAATAGCCGCTCGCTTTAACTTAACAAAATTTTCGTTCGTATAATCTGTTCCCAGCCTGGCTAGTTCTGTGTTTATTGCATTTAATTTAACGTCTTTTATACCAAGAGCGCTTGAAACTTTTTTAAGCCTTAGCGCTTCTGCAGCAGCTTGAACTTGAGCTTCTGCTTCAGTCGTAACGCCTCTAGCTAATTCCCTAAGTTTATTTTCAATATCAAGCACTTCTTTTTTCTCTTTTGCATTCAAGCTGTCAAAAGCCCCTGCTCCAATTCCTGGACCAATCGCTGGTTGATCCGGCTTTACGCCAAACAATTCATTTCTTCTGGCTATTAATTTTTTAGCTTCTGGAGTATCTAAATTTAATCCTGCAGCTAAATCATTTGCGTTCTTAAGTACGCCAGCTACAAAGCCTGGAATACTTTGGAAAAATCTACTTGCTGCCGTTTGCATAAGAGTCATAGCTCTTCCAAACTCACGTCCCAACTCAGCTGTGTCTTCGCCAAAATTCTTCAAAGATTCAACGCCTTCATCGCCTACAGTTGCTGCTAACAAGGCAGTTGCGGCTTCAAGCGCTTGGTGTTCACTGCCTAATTGCTGGATTGTTTTTAAAGCTTTTCCAGTCTCTGTACCCGCAAAACCTGCTGCCTCAGCCAACGCATCAATGTCAGCTGTAAGAGGATCAAGTGCCTGACCAAGCGTTGCACCGCCACTAACAATTTGATCCGCAAATGCACCAAATTGCGTGCCAACAAGTGACAACGCAAATCCCATTTGGCCACCCGCTAGACCACCCGCAAAACCTCCTAAACCGCCACCAATGGCCGCTCCACCTCCTTGCCCAAACAGCAGCGGAAATGCACCACCAATAAGACCGCTGCCTACCGCGTCTTTTAATTTGGCACGTCTAGCTTGTCTTTCTTTAAAAGCCTGATCTTCAATTTTTTTCTCAGCTTTTCTTACATCTTTAGCTGCTTGTTCTTTTGCTTTTACTTCTGCATTTAATCTTTTATCAAAATCTGCAAGAGTGTTTTTGTCTATTTGTTTCCACTGCTTATGGTTTTCGTCTAAAGCTTTATTTTTAGCTTTTGCTTCTTGAAGGATTCGATCTAGCTCAAGCTCTAAAGTTCGCCGTATGTTTTTGGCTCTAATTCCAAAAACTGTTGCCTCGTTTTTCTTAGCGAATTCAGCAACTTTGTTGTGGCCTTCAATAGCTGCTTTTCTTTTGGCTTCTTCTTGCGCTACAAATTCAGCGCCTTCTTGCATTATTTGCTTTCTTCTAACACTTTCTCGGCCAGCTTTGCTACTAAAACCTTCTGGCGCTCTAGGCCCAGTCTTAGCAGCAATAGTTATGTCAGTTAATTCCTCTTTTAATTGAGTCGATAGCCTTAACCTTTTTTCTGCGGCTGCAGCTGATTTTTCGTCAAGAGCGAGAAGAGAAGCCTTGAGCTTTGCTTGATCACGTAGTTGCTGGGAAAGTCGTTCAGCTACAGGAGAAGAAGGAAAAGCCGGATCACCCTGCCTGCCCGTACCAGTAGGCACTTGAGGGCCAAATTTTTCTGCAGAAAATCCGGTCAAACCTGGAGATATAGTTTGTGCGGCTGCAGTCTGTGCTGCTCTTGCTTGATTAAGAAGACTGTTGCGCTCTCTTAACTCATCGTTATATTCTCTTTCAGTTTTTATCAACGTGTTTATCGCATCTCCAAAACTGCTAGTGCCGCGAGCTGCATTGTCAAATGCTTGCCTTGCATCACTTAAAGTCCTAGAAAGAGAGTTAAAAGTTACAGCAGTTTGATTATTTACACTATTTAACGCTTCATTTATTTTATTAACAGCTGTGCTCGTCCGTTCTATTTCATTTTGAAGGTCTTTTAACTGTTTTGCACCGCGTATCGCAATCTCAATCTCAGCTCTGTAAGCCACAACTGGACCAGCACGTTCGTTTCACCACTTTAGCGTCTACGACGCGCCTTATCCATTTCCTTCTGCTGCTCCTCGTTAATTACGCTGAAATAGGCGCTCCAACCAATCAATTCTTCTGGTGTCATCGTGGCGCGAACCTCTGACAAGCTCATGCCAAGCTCCTTGGCAACGCCAAATTGCAGCATGAGCCAATTGTCTTTCCGAAGCTCAGCGCTTAGGATTTTGGGTCCATTTCAGCAGCTTCATCGCCAGTAAGCACGCCAAGCATCAAAGCCTGCAAATCTTTGTCCTTAACCTCGTTTTTCAGCACATCAATTTCGCCTGCGTTAAACAGTTTTTGACCGTTGGCATCCTGTGCCTTGGAAATCAACAGCTGCAAAGCAAAAGCGTTGGCATCATCAGACTTAGCTTGCCGTTGAGCACGCTCACGCTCAGCCATTGTTAAAGGTGTCACATACATCTCAAATTCCGTTCCATCGGAAAGCTCTACTACCTTTTTTGCAGGCTCTAAGTTTGCAGCTTTACGAAGACGATCAATCGCTCGCACTGAAGATGTACCGGCCATACAAATGATTGTGTATGCAATTACTGTAGCAGCACATTAAAAAAAGCCCCGGACAAACCAGGGCTTTTCTTGTTTTAATCGTGAACTACGACTTAGCAAAGTCGAAAGATGGTGTCGTAGTAGGACGGAAGTTGATTTCTACAGACTGGGCGTCATCAGGATTGATGGCCAAACTTGCTGTCGTCAAGTTTGCTTCGAACTCAATGGAACGACTCAGTGTGTCGTTTAGGCTGCCGCCGCTGAATACCTGATCGGTATAAAGCTTGAACTTACAACCGGTTTGGACACGTTGCAGCACGTCTTCAACCATGCGGTTGCCCAGTGCATCGTCAGTGTCAGTAAAGTACACAGTTGCACTTCCTGAACCATCGGCAAAACCTGCAATAAACGTTTTGAATGGAACGTACTGTCCAGGAGTCGCGCCAATCGTTGTGACGTCGATTTCGTCACGGGTAATCTCAAAACTCCATTCGCGAACCTGTGCAACAGCTGAAAAAGCTGAAAATTCAACCTGGAATTTGTTTGGAGCGACAGCAGTGCCGTCGTCTGTAATCGTAATCGTAGAACCGCCTGACGTTGCAGAAACCTGCATTACGCCCGTGCTTGCCGTATAAGCAATCACGAAATACTCTGTTCCAGCAGTGATGCCTGCAGGCAAAGTGCCGGAGCCTGCTGCACCTGTTGTGGTGTTGACTACGCTGAATTTAACAGCGTCACCTACCTTGAAATTAAGGTAAGTTGCGACCGTAAAAGTGTCAGAAGCGACGGTAACATCACTTTCACCAAACTGACCTAAAGTGCCAGCAGGCTTGTAGTACAAAGCACCTGAAGTGCCGGATAGAACGGTGGCGGCCATTGGGCGTACCAGAGAATAGGGGTTTCTACGGGCACAGCCCGGCTAAAGACAGGTTAGCGCAAAGCTGTCAAGAGATCACTGTTGCCACATACCCTGTGTCTATCCGCCCCATAAACATTGGAGCGTCCTCAGTAGCTGAAAATGTTGGCCCGTTAATGTCGCCAACACGGAAAAACACACCGCTGTTTGTTTTGGCCGTATTGTTCAACGTCTCTAATACGTTGACGGCAGTCGTTAGCAACGTTTGATTGCGAGCAGGGCCTTTACCCTTTTCTGTAAATACACGGATCACAACCGCACCACGGGCATTGTCTACGCTGCTCGTTAGCGTTGCTTCGTTGGTAAGACCAAAAGTTACATTTACGCGAACGTACTCTGTTGTTGTGTTGGCCGGTACAGCAGTGATGTTGTCAAAAAACACTGGTACAGCTGGAGACAAGCTGCCAAAAGCAGTTAAAAGCGGGTTTTCGACTGCAGCGCGAATAGCTTGGTAGTTCATTCTTAGCTACGGGGAAGTGACCTAAACATATTGTCCATTTCTATTGTGATAGCTCGGTCAAGTTTAGTGGTTACATACGTAGTAAACCAATCTTGGTCAGCAGTACGGGAAGCGTTACCAGGATCTGATTCCGAATAAATGTCGTAACGCTTGTGCCGTTCTGTAGGACGTTTAAGACCCGAACGTTCCCACTTTTTTTTACCAAGACTTGTCTGAGGCTCTGGTGTAGGTCTCCAAAAATGTTCATCAACCAAATCAGTTGCTTGTCCAGCCCAAGGAGAATTATTTGAAATTGTAAATACGACCTTATCTTTTGCAAAACCAGCTTTAATTGCTTGAGGGCCAGTAAGAAGC